ATCGCACCTGACCAGGCTTTGCCGTTCTTGACTCCGGTCTTAACCTTGCGTGTGCCGTGTGAACATGTCGGAATTGGCTCAGCTTCTCCAAAAGATTGTTGCACTAGCTCTGCTGCTTCGGCCAGGGTTACAACGGGTTGCTTAGGCTCAGAACCAACAAACTCATCCCAGGTGTTGTTGATTGCTAAGGGTGCATTGGCTATTGCTTCACTGGCCAAGTCGTTCTTTACTCTAGCGACTTTTCCCATTTCCTCGCGGCTGGGTCTTTTGCCTTTAGCTGCGTAACCAGCGTTTGCAAGTGCGCGACCAATCGCGCTAGTCTCACAATTCTCCAACGCGCTAGTTGCATTAACGCCGCGATCAGTAATCTTTTCCTCAGCGTATCCCGTTGCAAACGAGACACTATCCGCAAAAGTCCGGTATATGTAAGCCTTAACAATAAATCTATCATTTGCAAAACTCTCCAGTTCTGTATCTATGCGGAAGTCTGGAAAGTCCTTAATAAACTTCTCCAGGCGAACTTCCACTGTCTCGTAATTGTCTAGGTTAAAAGCCATTTAATACTCCTTGTTTAGTGTTGCCATTGGTCTTTGCATACTCTATCTGTTGATCTAATGAGAAGTATGAGCCATCAGCCCACTTAGATACATCTATTGCGCACTCGTTACAATAAGAACGCTTGCGCCCGTGGCTCTTAGGTAGTTCGCTAACTACTGTCCAAGCAGCTTGTGTTGTGCCTTTAGGGTTGTGTATGCCAAACCTGCTTTTGCAGTAATCGCACCAAACCCCGTGTTTTGCTTTAGTAAGCATCAAGATCGTTGTCGAAGTCGGTAAGTGCGATGTGTCCTGCAATCGCCATGTATGCGAGAGCATCCGCGTATGAATCACGATGCGTTGCTTGCTCAGATATACGCGAGATTTTGACGAGTGCCATACATACCGCAACTTCGTGAGGTTCGACTCCACGATTGAGATACGCACTCCATAGTTGCGCAATTCGTATGTGATTAGCAGTTGGGTCTCCATACTGCAAACCTCTGTCATAGAGGAGTCTGGTGCTTTCAGTAAGGAGTTCATTAGCGATCATTGCGAACCACTACTCGACTGACAGCTCTGCCAGCATGGTAGCCCTCACGCTTGCCTTGCTTCCAGCCTTTCCAATATGCAATATAAATTAGGAATGGAGTCATGGCCAGCAAACCTGCCAACTCCCAGTAAGTTATGTCAATCATAATTGACCTGTAACTGTTAGGAATTCCATGTATTCGGTGTAAGTCATTGCGCCGTCATAACGGCCACAACCGAAGCAGTGTGTCTCGCCCATTGGTAGGCAGCAAAAGCCACACCAATAATCGTTTCTTTTAAGTGCTGTTAAGTCCATTTGTAGCCCTTCTCGTTGGCTACTGTGCTTCGCCAACACCTAAAGGGTCGCACTTAATTCAGGCTATTTCAACCTCATACAAGCATATTTAGATAACAATTTGATAACGAAATCCTCGTCATATCCAAGCCATTCCTCGCCACAACAAGGTTTATCCATAGACCTTGCCTTCAAATTGGAATGAGCCATCCTTTTCGATGGGAACGGCAATAGGTAGAACACGCTTACGATCTGTATAAATAACGCCAAAGCCTGTTTGCCAGTTAAACGTGCCCTTCATGTAACTAGCCCCTGTTGAGCGTGTATCCATGAGATGCCCAACTTCAAAGCCTGTAAGCCTAGATACCTCTAAACCGCCCGAGGATTGCGTATAAGAGGATATACCTTGTCGGTGAGTATGACCACACACAACACTCTTTCCGTGTCTCTTAGCGGCTTCCAAAGCCGTTAAACCGCCATGTGGTTTGATGCTCTGCTCATCACCATGAACCATGACCCAATTAGTGCCTGGTATCTCGTATGGCTTGCGATGGTATTTAATGCCTAATTCTGGCAGTTTAAGAAAGTTCTCTATCTCTAACTCAGGTGCGCCTATTAGTCCAGGCAGTCTAGTGGAAAGGGCGTTAAAGAGCCGCGCTCCGTGGTTAGATCGTGAGAGCTGTGTGATTTGCAGGTCATACATGACATCAACGCACATGTCTCGGTCGCGGCCGATGGTCTTGGAGTGTTCATCAAAACCGCTACTAAACTTTGAGATTGTGTTGAAATCCATCTCATCACCGACACAAAGAACCTCATCCGGCTTAAACTTCTTAATAAACTTTGCTACGTTGGCTACTGCTTTTGGGTTGTGAAAGGGAACTTGTAGGAGACTTATCACGACTATTTTCAAGGTTAGTCCTCGTCATCCTCGTAGGGAGTGAAGTTTGGATTGTCTGGGTCGAAGTCCACAGGCTTTGGCAGTATCCAATCCGGATAACTGTTCTGATCCTGAATCATGGCAAGGGCAATATCTACGGAAAAACCTGCTTTACGCAAAGCTGTGTAATAAGTGTTCAAGCCTATGCAGTAACTTTCCAGGGGTGTGTAGTAATCATCCTGGACTTTAACCTTGCGTGCCATAGGAAAAGTGTTACCTATCTAACATCTGGATGATGGTATCAACACGCACTTCTAATCTATCTACTTGATCGCGCAGAGATGACCCACCATTGGTTTTAAGTTCGCTGAGGTAGTGCTTAACAAGCCAACGGACTGAGGTAATAAAGGCGGCAACAATAGTTACTAGGCTGACGCTGAGGGCAGCCCAGTCTTGCGCTTGCATTACTTCTGAATAACCAGAACAGATATTGAATGTGTGCCAGCACCAGCAATCGCATAAATAGCGTTGGTGTGGTTTTGAAGCACAACCTGGTCTCCAGCGTCTATTTCATATCCATTGGCAGTAGTTACATCTGCGCCACCAATATAGATTTTGCCATTAGTTGCGTGTAAGTGAACTTCCTCAGCTGCTAAGTCATTGGCCACGATGATAGATCGTGTTGTGGTAATTGTGTATTGTGCGCTAGAAATTGTCATTTTATAATCCTTTTGTTAGTTGTTATCTTTTAGGTGTTGCATATCCAAAGACACCGGCAAGGACAGCCCATAGCACAGCGCGATAATCCAGTGCAAAGTTACTAGCTGCCCAAGCAGACAGAAAAGCACCTGCGGTTAGGAATAGTGGGTGTTTCATTGTTTGCCTCCTAGCATAGGTATTTCAAAAAAAGAACCATCCGCGTCAGCCTTACCTTTATTGAAGGAGATGTGGATATGGCTGGTGTGTGGGTTTGTCCCACTGTATTTACGCCATTTCCAATTAAGGATTCGGCTAGCAATTTTGTGGTTATGAATGACATAAGATATTCGTTTAGCAGGGTCAGACTTCGCATATGCACGAATTTGATTTGCCAGGTAGATACTCTCAGATTTGTGCTTTGTGAGGTCTGAGTCAATATCAAGGGCACGAACCCAGCCCGCAGCATCAGGCGTATGATCTGATTTACTGTCATGCTTAGCGTCTCCGATCCAACCGTCAGTTCTACGGTCGCGGTTCGGATAGGTGTCATCTATTTGCTCACGCAGCTGAATTGCGCTTTTACTCAGGCGTGGCTTCATCTAGCACATCCCAACTAAGTGTTTCTTCATTCCAAGAATAAAATTTATCATCGTTAGGTTTTGAAACAGGCGCGTTCCAGAATGAACCGCTACGAATCCACGATGGATAAGGTTGTGAAGTTACAAAAATATCTTCTGCCTCATTGTAGGAATAACCTATTCCTGCATAAATACCACGAATCTTTGAATTGTAACTTGTGCGCTTGCAGACTTGTCCACGAAAGTTGCCATACCAAGTTTCAGTATCTAAACCTTCTATTAGTTCTGTTTCGTCAATACCAGTTATGACTTCGGTAACGATGCCATCTGTAATAAATGCGTAATGTGCCATTATGACCAACTCACAGTTCCGGTGCCAGCAGTAATTGTTGTAATCTTGTAAGAACCGCTTGTAGTTGTAGAACCTGTTAAACCTGCTCCTATGGTGATTGTTCCATCCGCTGTTAAATACTTGAGAACAACTATGCCAGAACCGCCTGAACCGCCGCCGTTACCGCCGCCACCGCCTGCGCCACCTGTATTTGCTACGCCATTGTTAGGGGTATCACCGCTGCCATTTGCGCCGTTACCTGCGTTTGTTCCACCTGTGCCCGGTGTTCCACCATTTGCAGCTCCACCACCACCTGAGCCATAAACGACTGCGCTCCCAGTAAGAGAATTGCTGACACCTTGTCCACCATTGCCGCCTTTTTTAGTCGAACTTGCATTACCACCTACGGCTGATGCACCGCCACCACCACCGCCGCCTCTATCACCAGAAAGTTGCTGACCAGTACCGCCATTATTTCCTTGCGATGGTGAAGTGCTTGGTGTATTTCCAGCACCAGCCGCAGCAGTGCCACCTTCACCAGAACCACCACCACCTGATCCACCACTGTTTGCATTAGAACCAGAAGCACCAGAACCTCGACCGCCGCCAGTAGAAGTTATTGTTGAAAAAATACTATCTACGCCGTTTGCAGCAGAACTACCACCTGCACCAACAGTTACTGAAGCACCACCAACAACAGACAAAGCAGCATTTGTGCGATAACCGCCACCACCGCCGCCACCGCCGGGGCCCCACGCACCGCCGCCACCACCGCCGGCAACAACTAAACATTCAACGTTTAATGTAATTACTGGTGGTGATCCTTGTGGTGATATTCCTGCAATGATATTTCCTATCATTATGCAATTGCTCCTACCACATACCAAATATCTGTTGCAGTTTTAATGCACGCAGCGGTCTTGTATTGTAAAAGAGTTGGAGATGCGGGAACTGCGCCAGCTGATAGAACTGTGGTTGTGCCTGGAGTAACTGCGCTAATTGTGCAAGTTCCGGCACCTTTGTTTAATATTGTTATACAGGTGCCCACGGGATAAGCCACGGAAGCGTTTGTGGGTAACTTAAAAGCGATTGCAGTTGCCTTGTTCATAGGGACTAAGGTCTGATAAGCATCGTCTAGAACCGCTGTGTAGTCACCAGTCTGATCTGCATCAACTGTAAAGGTTACAAGCCCGTTAAACATTGCAGCTGAGAGAACATCTCCTGTGCTTGCTGGAAATCCTGTTGCCATTTATTACCCCTTAATAAGTCATTACTGACGTGCCGATTATACCGTATAAAGAACTGCCTATTATGAAACTATCGATGATTGGTTCAGATGTTACGAACGTGGTATTCCAAGTGCCTGGAGTGATTTCGTGGCTTACTCCCATACATTGCAAAGTCTTGTCTATGACTGTGCCGTCTTGTCCCACGTTCTTAACTCGTATTGTGTCGAAGAAATCTAGGGTTAGGGCAGCGGTTGTGCCTGCTGCGTAGTCGGCTGTGTTTAGATCAAGAGTAAGGGCATCAACCCGTAGAGTGGTTTCTGCCCGTGTCGCAGTATAAGCCTGGGCTATATCCAAAGCCTGTGCGTCTGTCTGCACTAACAACTCTGTGGCTGTGTAAGAGTGTGGGAAATACTTAATTTGACTGGCTGTGTTACTTGCAGTCTGCGCTGTGCCACCTGCACGCGTAATGCTAGTTGTGTTAATTATCAATTTATCATCCAGCGCAGTCACGATATTTCGATATGAAATACCCGTGCCGTCATTCGAGAAAAATGTCGGATTGACTCCAGATTTGCTTTGAATAGATGCTCTGCTTAAGAATTCAGCATTGCCTGAAGGCAGGATATAGAACGCGCCTTGCTCTGAAAACTCCATGTTCTTGATAGCCTGAAGTGAAGTCCTAGAACTACCCGGATCTGCCTGAACAGTTGTTGAACCTGCTTGAATACTACGCATAGATGTAGGAAAGCCGATTGTGTCGAGAATATCGGTTACACGGCTGCCTGTAGTCTCACCAGCAGTTGCGCCTGTAACGGTGGTTATGTTAGACATGTTAAACAAGCGGAAAGCATCGGCTAGTTCAATATCTACATAGCCTATGTTCTGCTCTTTGTCCCATGTGTAGTTATAAGTGATTGTGTAGCCTGAGAATAGGAACTCGCCATCTGCTGAGATACGAACCTTGCGCAGCGGCACTAACTTGCCAAAATAAGGCGAGGTTGGGTTAGTTGGATTCCAATCGCCGTTCTGATCTAATACTCTAATAGTGGCTGTGCCAGCCTGAAATTCCTCTTGCAATAGGTTATAGCCACGTCTAATGCTTACTCTGTTTACTTGGCTAGAAATATCTATTGTGTCAGCCGCTTGGTCTGCCAGCGTGTTAAACCCTAATACACCTTCGCCAATAATAAACGGGTAGCCAAATACCGCGCCCGAACTAAAGTCAAAGGTAACAACAAGGGTAGGTGTTGCCACTACATACCGCCTGCAAAACTCTGAATAGTTGAGTAATTGTTATTGTTGCCATTGGCTGAGTTATTAACTGAGGCTACGCCTATGCCGTATTGAGCAGCTGTTGGGTCTATGAATATGCGTAGTTCGGTTGGTGTAAAACCGCTACCAGCGTTAGGTCGGCTAAAGGCATCTTGATAATTCAAGTCCATATTGCCAATAGGTTGATTTCTTAAAGAATCTAAGAAGTTCTTAGTTTCCTCAAATGCTTCGTCAAAAGATTTATCATTTTGATCTTGAATAGCTGCTAAGAAATCTTCTGCTAATAACTGTTCTCCACGGGTTAAAACTGGCGTTGTAAGTGTGCCCATTTCGTTGCGTAATTCAATCATTGCTTTGAGAGCAGCAGCAGCTCCGCTTGTAAAACTACCAAATGGGTCAATGTTGGCTAAAATTATTGCGTTAATCTGGGTAGTTAACAATTCTTGAGATAACTTTGATGCAGCATCAGCATTACCTAGAAGAATTGCTTGTTGCAGTTTAAGTCTAAGAGTTTCATCCTCAGTAACCTTGCCCATAAGCGCAGCTGTATTCTGTATCAAATCCATGTTCATAACGGCTGAGGCTTTGTCTATAACTGCTTTTGCCTTTTGCAATGCTGTTTGTTCTTTGATTGCCTTAGTCTGTTTTTGCGCTAGGGCAGCCAATTCCTTTTGACGTTTAGCAGCATCAGCATCAGCCTTCTTGCGTGCCTGAATAATCTTCATGGCTGCTGGAGACATGTCTGGCATGTTGCCTGATCGTGGGTCATATACACGGTCTTTGGTTGCTAATTCGTTGCGCTTGTTGCGTAATGCACCAAAAACATTTGCTAAAAGATTAAAGCCGCTGAGACGAGCGACATCACCAAGACCTCGAACCATATCGGCTACTGATGCAGCCATAGCCTCTATGTTCTTTGTTGCTCTTTCAATATCGCCATTACCAAAGGCTGTGCCGATAGCATCAACTAAACCTTTACCGATAATTTCTTTAGCGTTGCCTGAGGCAATCC